AAGAATAGGCGGATTCTCACGTCCCGCTCACTCCCCCATTATTTATATCGTCTCCCGACGTTTAAGCTGCGATTTGCTTCAGCTCTTCAATCTCAAGATCCTCGTCTTCAGCCTTAGGGGCTACTGTGATCTTGGGTTGCTTGACAACTTTGGTCTTAGCAGGAGCCTTAACCGTAGCCGGCGCCTTAGCAACTTTCGGCGCCTTTGGTGTGGATACACCTGATTTCTTACCCATTGTCTCAGTAATAAGTGAATCCCACTGCTTGAATACACCACCTAAGTCTAGCAAATATTGGCATGCTTCTGCCTTGGTCATTGCTTTAGGAAGTTGAACAAGTTCTAATGGATCATGTCCACCTTTGGCTAGCAATTTAACACGAGATGCTAGATCATTAGCGAAACGAACCTTAGTGGAACCATGCTGAGTGGAAACACCTGCTACTGTAAAATATGAATCTGACATGATATAATTACCTCTCAAAAAATTTGACATATTTAACTACTATACCGAAATTATAAAACCAATTGAATTTCTTGTCAAGCATTTTGGATAAATTTCTTTACTGCCACCGAATGCTTGCATGCTTTACGATACTGGAATCCGATACAATCGCAAGTGACTGATCCATTTCTGGAGATCACTTGATACTGCTTGCCAGTTTTCTTAGAACTGACTTTGAAGATTCTGCTAGCAGAACGTCCCTTAGCCATGTCCAAACCGACAATATTTTGCTTAAAGACCATCGATACAGGATGCAAAGGATGGTCAGTCAAGATACTAACGTAGTCGTCATCCAACCATTTGGGGTTAGGAACGACTTGCCCTTTTAGAGTATTCTCAACCCAGCCCTCATTCTTATACAGATAAGAGTAATGGCGTGTCTTGAGCTCTACGAATTGTCCGATTTCTAAGTTCATATCATAATTATATAAGAAAAAGTAACCCGAGTCAAATGCTCGGGTTCTTGGTGTTGTTCTAGAACAACGGTATTTCTGCTTATTTTTTAAGCATCTTCTGATTCAATTATGCCCTCAGATTCCATGAAATCGAGAGTGTCCTCTACTCCCCTCTTATGCCCTGCTTTAAAACAAGCATAGCAAGCTAGTAACATCAACCCTATTTGGATAAGATCGTATAGATTGAAAACTATATTTTGCATGATACCTCCTACCCTTGCATCCAATCAGTAGGTCTTTGTTTGAAAAATTTATACATATGACTTTCTGATAGATATTTGGCTACAAGAGAATTTTGTAAACCGTACGCCTCAATTTCCCAAGGGTGATCCCAATAATTTATTTCATCATCATTATAAAGTATTCCGTTATACCTCGTAACATTATAATTCTTGTAATACCCAAATTTCATTGCTCCTGTAGCAAACTGTTTTACGTGTACAAATTCATGGGCAAGAGTTTTCAAGGTTATTATTTTGTAAGGAGAACGTTTCAATTCAATTATAAATTCTCGATGAGGCGATCCATCTACTGCTAAACAGTAACCTCCTGCATTTAATTTGTCTAGTATAAAAATTTGAACGTCTATGTTCTGACGCAATTTGGCACTTAGAAGTTTATTGGCAAAAGAATGAGTTGCTTGTTTTAATGCATAGGTGAATTGTCTATCTTTAGCACCTCTAACAGAAACATTCATTTGCTACCTCCATATGTATTTATGGCCCCAATTTCTGCTTAAAATAAGTCATTCTATCTATCCAACCTGCTTTAGTTAAAAACCCCCACTCTCTAAATCTCCGTCCATGGATAAATATAGTCGTAACGGGTTGTATCAATTCTAATCTGTGAAATGAGTTGGCTCTTCTCCATAGAATTGTTCCAGGTCTTCTCCATTTTCTTTTTTCAATCGTTCTTCCGCTAGGAACTTTTGTTGGGACCCATTCGTAATAACCTCCTGTAAGAATGATGGTGCAGTAGTTCCAGGGATGATCGTGGGGATCTCGGTCAGGATCTGACTTGAGGATTCTGTGGATGTAGATGTTAGGCCAGGGTTTAACTTCTTCGAATGCATTTAATTTTTCCTTGTGAATGAGATAATAGCGATGCATATATTCATCACCTTCATTGTCTGTAATGATTCTTTTTCTTCCCAACAATTCAAGTAATTTTAAAATCATATTTTAATTCCAGAAAAATCACGTTGACGCTTGAATACATTAGTAATAGTAGTTTCCAAATCTTCGGGATCCATTTTAATACCAGAATCAGACAGTCCTTTCTGTGCTGTCTGTTCCAAATCATACAGTTTCATTTTGGCTCTATCAATGCCTATTACAAATCTTTTATTAATGGTTGGATCGTTGTATCTATTCTTTAGTTGTTTAACCATCAATTGATTCATTTGTTCTAACTCTTCTGTAGTAATAAGTGCAAACATAAAATCAACAGTAGCAGGCAACCCAAATGATTCAGATGTATCTGTTAATTCTACATCTGTATTACCATACCCGCCTCTAGTTGTCTGAGTAGCACTTAAAATAGGAACATTATTTTCCACAGCCATACCCCTAAGTTCTTCAGCTATTGCCTTCACTAAGGTATACGAATTTATATTTGCTCCTGCCTTGAATCTAGAACTAGCACAGATATTTAGATAATCTACAATTATCATATCTGGTCTAAATTGTTTTTTTAATTGTAATTCATTCAACAAGGAATTGAAGTGACCTACATGTGCACTAGCTGTAGGATATTCTTTGATAATTAGTTTTCCCTGGGTCTTATTTCTAATCTTATCAATACGATTTTCAAAAATAGATTTAGGCAAATCCTTTAATTGGTCTAATGTAATATTCATTAGATTTACATCTATTCTTTCTGCGATTCTTTCCTCAGCCATTTCTAGGGTTATGTACAAAACATTCTTGCCCTGGCTAAGAACTGATGCAGCTACATGACACATGAATAACGACTTACCAACACCCGTGCCTGCTAAAACCACATTCAAGGTCTTATTAGGCAAACCACCATTGGTAATTTTATTAAACATATCTAAATCAAACGGAATTTTAGATTCAACTTTATGATAAAAGTCAAATCTATCTTCAGCATTATCTAAATAATCATGCCCTACCTTCTTGTCAAATGTAACTCCGAGGGCATCTTGTAAAAGCTGCGGAATTCCATCTGTGGACAATTTTTTGTCCCTACCATCAATAATAGCAATAGAATTAAGAATCGCATTGTATATTGCTTTATCTTTACAAAATTTCTCTGTCTCTTTTTCTAACCATTCAATATTATTTTCTGTAGTATCAAGAAGTTGTATTGAGGTAACAACTTCATTATATAAATCATCACTTAAAGACTTGTCATTCTGTGCTGATATGATAAGTGCATCTTTAGAAGGTCTATTGTTATATTCTGAAATAAAATTATAGATGTAACCATATACTTTAGCATCTACTTGTTCTGTAAAATATTCCGTCTTAAGAAACGGAAATACTTTACGCATATAATCTTCACTATGAATTAGATTCTGAAAGATTATCGTCTCTATCTTGGTCAAACTCATCAACTGCCCTCTTGATAATATCGTTTAAAATTTTTTCCATTAAAGAATTAAATTCTATTGAGTTGAATTCTCTTTCAGGCAAACCACTTGTTTTGTTAATAAAATGGAAATCTAGAGTCATCATACCATCTGAATCTGGTTCAAACTCTACAGTGTCAATACTAATTACAGTATCTTTAAACTTTCCACCTGTAACTTTTATACCCCATGCCTTTTCGTTAAGATGCCATGGTTCATACTGAGCTTGCATTTTCGAACTCCTCGTCTAAATCCTCATCGGTTAATTGATTTTGTAACATATCAGTACCAGCAATTTTATATTTTGATTCTATATAATCTCGGAACTCTTTGCTAGTTAAAATTGGCATCCAAAACTCTTTAGTATAAGTATCTTTTTGCCGATACTTTTTTTCCTGACCTTTGTGGGCATACCAACCATTGCTAGGTTTCACTACAAATCCACCTTCCATCGCTACATCTAATAATCCAGACCATGTACTGATCCCACCTTCAAATGACACTTCAATAGGAATCTTAGATTTTTCTCGTACGAACCTAGACTTTTCTACATTCATAATAAAATTAAAACCGGTAACTTCATTACCATCTTTTTCTTGTTGACGACCAATAATAAAAATATTATCTGCAGAATAGTAAATACCTGTACCGCCAGATACAATCTGTTTAGGAAATAACCCAATCTCAGCATAGGTGTGATTAACAACAATCATTGGAATGTCTTTGATCGTTAGATGCGGAGTTACCATTCTAAACAAAGATTTCATTTGTTTAGCACGCGTCATATCTGCAACCGACTTACCTTCTAAAGCATCATCCACTTCTTTCTTAGATGCAAGATTGCCAACAGAATCGACAACAATCATAACATGATCTCCACGTTCTATATTGTTGATCTGCTGCATGCTGTCAAACTTTAATTGCTCGATATCAGTTATGGGCGTATGAAGAACACGGGCTGTGTCGATACCGAAGTTATCAAAATAAGACTGAGGGCTACCAAACTCAGAATCGTAAAACAAAATAATAGCATCTTCATATTTGTCCAAATACGCCTTAGCGCAAAGTAGTGAGAAAGCTGTTTTAAAATGTTTAGATGGTCCGGCAAACACTGTTAGTCCGGGAGTCAATCCTCCTTCTAGACTTCCAGATAGTGCCACATTCATCATTGGCACTGAGGTTTGAATCATATCTTTTTTCGAGAAGAATTTGGATTTACTCAGTATCTCTGTTTCTTTAATTGTAGAATTCTTTTTTAATTTTTCTAGTAGCGACATATTATTGTATCCTTATAGTATAACTTGCCATGGTTTTCTAGTTTCAATAGGATTTATCTTACCATTAATTATCATTCTGTCTGTATTTCTAATATATTGATGATAGTATAGTTCAGTTTCTTCCATCGGTAAAACTTCTATAAGACTTCTTAAAGATGATTCCATAACATGAACTTGTTTTGCATTTTGTAAGATGGTTCCAAAATAAAACATATTCTCATTTTTATCATTATAAATTACTTTGTAATTCTTGTCATTAAGATTGGCTACCTTTTCCATATTCATACTATGGCCTCTTGAAGCATCATCTAGTATAAAAATATAATCTTCATTATTTGGATTCAATTTGCTAAATACTCTATCTTCTTGTTGCATATCCCTAGAATAATAACAACTTATAAAACGATGTTTCCAATCTATTTCCATAAAATCATAGAAACATTTTTGTAAGACATCTGTAGTTTGTTTTTCCAAATATGTCCAAGCTACTTGATAAAATCCCATACCTGGTTTTATCAAATCATCGTATGGCTGACCAGGCAAAACTTCATGTCCTAATATGTAAACACAACTAGGATTGGTAGATTGTATAATGTGTCGTATTGCCTGATATTCACCACCTGATGGGATGCCTACTACTTTTATTCGACTGTCGTCTCTAAACATAAACTCAACCATTTTTTGATATTGGTGCCATGCGGTAACATAGATAATATCTAGTTGATGTTCTATAAGAAGTCGTCTGGTCATACCATTAAATACTACATGGTCA